AAGTTGCGTATAACCCCAAGCTGACAATCACAAATGTGATGGCAGAAACGATCCAATCTTCGGATGTTGGCCCCGACTTAGCCTATTGGCTTGGGACTAACCCCAAAGAAGCAGACCGTATTTCCAGAATGTCGCCACTCGGTCAGGCAAAGGAAATCGGAAAGATTGAGGCTAAATTAGCTTCTGACCCTCCGGTGAAAAGATCAACGTCTGCGCCAGCACCTATTTCGCCAGTTAATGCCCGATCCTCTGGATCACCAGCACTTGACACTACCGACCCACGCTCTATCAAGAGCATGACAACCTCGGAGTGGATTGCGGCTGACAGGGCAAGACAGATGAAAAAGTGGCAGTCACAGGCAACCCGCTAACTTTTAAAGGACTTTTAAAATGTCAAACAGTATCCTAACGATCGACATGATCACCCGCAAGGCTCTTGAAATCCTTGAGAACAACCTTGTTTTGACCCGCAATGTAAACCGCCAGTACGACGACAGCTTTGCTGTTGAAGGTGCGAAGATCGGTTCAACCCTGCGTATCCGTTTACCCGACCGTGCTTTGGTCACTGACGGTGCTGCCTTGCAAGTGCAAGACGACAACGAACAGTTCACCACATTGTCTGTAAACAACCAAAAGCACATTGGTGTCAACTTCACATCTGCTGAATTGACCATGCAATTGGATGACTTCGCAGAGCGTGTTCTCAAACCTCGTATCAGCCAATTGGCATCTTCTATTGATGCTGACGTTGCTAATGCGTACAAAACCATTGGTAACACCGTTGGAACACCCGGCACTACTCCTTCGACTTCCTTGGTCTTGTTGCAAGCCCAACAGAAATTGAACGAGAACGCTGCTGTGATGTCCCCACGTTACGCAACCGTAAACCCTGCTGCTAACGCTGGCTTGGTTGAAGGCATGAAGGGTCTGTTTAATCCAACAGATACCGTTAGCCGTCAATTCAAGAACGGCATGATGGGCGCTGGCGTATTGGGCTTTGATGAAGTCAATATGTCTCAGTCTATCAAGCAACACACCACTGGTTCACGCAGCGCAACTGCTTCTACATTGGTTAAGACCCCCGGCGTTACTTCCGAAGGCGCATCAACCATTCTGTTGGAGCAAGGTTCTGTTACTACTACCATTAAAGCTGGTGACGTGTTCACTATCAGTGGTTGCAATGCAGTCAACCCACAGACCCGTGAAACCACTGGTTCCTTGTTCCAATTCGTAGCCTTGGCTGATGCCACTGCTGTGTCTGGTACTTGGACTGTGACCGTTGCTCCTATGTACTCTGCAAATACTGCTTTGGCTACTGTGGATGTCTTGCCTGCAACTGGTGGTGTTGTAACCTTCGTTGGTACTGCTTCTACTGCTTATGCACAGAACTTGGTCTACCACAAAGATGCGATCACCTTCGCTACTGCTGACTTGTTGCTGCCTCAAGGCGTTGACATGGCTTCCCGTGCGGTTCATAACGGTATCAGCTTGCGTGTTGTGCGCCAGTACGATATTAACAATGACCGTATGCCTTGCCGTATTGACGTACTGTATGGCTTTAGCACCATCCGTCCACAGATGGCTTGCCGTATCTGGGGCTAAACAAATGGGGCTTCGGCCCCGTTTCTCGTATTAACATTCTTAAAGGAAATTATCATGGCTCTCCCTAATGGCGCAGGTGGTTATCAAGTCGGTGCAGGCAATCGTTCAGAAACTGTTATGGGCGCAATGGCTGCCCCTCAAACGGCTACGGCTACTGCAACCTTAACGGCAGCGCAAATTGTTAACGCAATGTTGGTGGCTAACCCATCTACATCTGTTGCAACATACACGTTGCCCACTGGTGCTTTGATTGATGCTGCTGTTCCCAACGCTATTGTTGGCAGCACCTTTGATCTAAGCATTGTCAACATCGGCACTTCTTCTGGTGCGGTGACATTGGCTGTTAGCACTGGTGTAACCGATGGCGGCAACGCTTTGGTTGCTGTTGCTGTAACAACTAGCCAGTTGTTCCGCTTCCGTAAGACTGGCGAAGGTACTTACGTTGTGTATCGCTTGGGCTAAACCAAATGGGGGCTTCGGCCCCCGTTATTAAAGGAACATCATGGCAAATACAAAACCTGTCGGCGTTGCTTTTAGCGATCCCGAATTGACCTCTGGTACTACCATTACTGGCGCAACAATTGACAGCACTACCATTGGTGCTACAACTGCTGCTGCTGTTACTGGCACTACTGTAACAGCGTCCACAAACTTGGTAGTTCGTTCTGCTACTGTTGCTGCTGCTGGCTCAACAAACGCTAATGCAGCTACTGTTGCTGGTGGTTTTACATTGGTTACTGCGGCTGATGCAACTAAAGGCGTTATTTTGACTGCTCCCGTTGCTGGTACTGTAGTGATCATTAAAAATGATGACGCCGCAAACGCAGTTTTGAAGGTTTATCCTAATTCGGGTGCGGCCATCAATGCTTTGACTGCGACAACTGGCGCGTACAGTATGGCGGCTAAGACATCAATGATGTTAATTGCTTACAGTGCAACTCAGTGGTACACATTGCCTTTGTTGGCTTCCTAACCAAATGGGGGCTTCGGCCCCCCGTTTTTCTATGAACATTTATCTTTTTCATCCCGTCCACGGACGCAAAGTTGCCACTATGGAACTTGAAGCCGTTTACGATGAAACAAACGGCTGGACACGGTATACTCTGGATACGCCCTCGGAATCCGAAGATGCGGCCCCTGTAAATGCACTGGGAACAAAGCGCAAATATGTTCGCAAAGTAGAAACTGAGACTGCAACCGAAGGGGTTTAATTATGGCTACCACCGCTGGCGATCAAATCAATCGGGCGCTTCGGCTGCTCGGCGTGCTTGCCGAAGGTGAAACGCCATCCGCAGCCACATCGCAAGATGGGTTGACTGCACTAAATCAGATGATCGAATCATGGTCAACTGAGCGCTTGTCTGTATTCAGCACCCAAGATCAAATCTTCACGTGGCCTGCGGGTCAAATTACTCGCACACTTGGCCCAAGTGGTAACTTTGTAGGCAATCGCCCTGTTTTGTTGGATGAGGCTACTTATTACCGTGATGCTGGTACAAATGTGTCATACGGCATCAAATTTATCAATCAGCAACAGTACGATGGTATTGCAGTTAAAACCGTAACAAGCACCTACCCCCAAGTCATTTTTGTCAACATGACATACCCTGATGTCACAATGACTGTGTACCCACAGCCTACACGGGACTTGGAGTGGCACTTTGTTTCGGTTCAAGAACTAAGCAACCCCGCTAACTTGGCAACTAATTTGACATTCCCACCGGGCTACCTGCGTGCGTTTGTCTACAACTTGGCAATGGAGATTGCGCCTGAGTTTGGTGTAGAACCCAGCCCCCAAGTAACCCGTATCGCCATGACCAGCAAGCGCAATCTGAAGCGCATCAACAATCCTGATGACGTAATGTCTATGCCTTACGCCATTGTCGCCTCTCGTCAACGCTTTAACATTTACGCAGGAAACTACTAACATGGCTACTATTGCAATTACCGCGCTCCCTAGCGCAACCGCTGCCGCTACAACTGACGTTTTGCCCATTGTCCAAGGGGGTACAACAAAACAAGTTACCAATGCACTGTTGTTTACCAATTCAACATTGGTAACTCCCGCGCTTGGAACGCCAACATCAGGAACGCTTACCTCATGCACTGGATTACCGCTGACAACTGGCGTTTCTGGTTTAGCTGCGAATGTAGCAACCTTTTTGACAACCCCATCAAGCGCAAATTTGGCGGCAGTCCTGACTGATGAAACTGGCACAGGAGCAAATGTATTTGCCAATACGCCCACATTGATAGCCCCACTTCTTGGCACACCAACCTCTGGAGTGCTTACCTTATGCACTGGATTACCGTTAACAACTGGCGTGACTGGTGCTTTGCCAGTCGCAAATGGTGGCACTGGTGCATCAGCAACAGTTCAGGCTTTGGGTGGCCCAGGTGCGGTAAATATTACAAGTCTTGCCACTGCATTTACGTCAACCGCTGCGGGTAATGCTTTAACACTTGCAGATGGCGCACAAGGCCAACTCAAGACAGTTATTTATGTTGCAGAAACCGCTGGTGGCGATACGGGTGTTTTGACACCAACCAACCTTGGAAGTGCAACCACAATAACTTTTAATGCCGTTGGCGATTCTGTAACTCTCCAGTTTGCTGGTACGGACTGGTGGGTTGTTGGATTCCGTGGTGCGGTAGTTGCTTAATGCAAACACCGATTCTGGGCGCGTCTTATGTCGCACGCAGTGTCAATGCTGCGGATAACCGACTTGTCAATCTTTTTCCAGAGGCTACCGCCGATGGGGGTAAGACTGCGGGGTTTTTTAACCGTGCGCCGGGTTTACAGTTTCAGCAAACCATAGGCACTGGCCCTATTCGGGCGCTGTGGGCGCACCAAACTAACGGTAGCGATTTCTATGTTGTTAGCGGCAATGAGTTCTACAAAGTTACTGGATTAACCGCTACACCCACTTTGCTGGGTACGGTGACTGGGACTGGCCCAGTGTCAATTGCTGACAACGGCACACAAATTTTCTTGGCTTGCAATCCTGACGGGTTTATTTACAACGAAGTCACCAATGTATTTGCCCAAATCATTGACCCCGACTTTACAGGTGCTGTGACCGTGGGCTACTTGGATGGGTACTTTGTTTACAACGAACCCAATTCCCAAAAGGTGTGGGTGACTCAATTGCTT